ACATTCGCCGTGGTCTCGGCGCTCGTCATCGTGCCGGCCGCCACCGCAATGGTGAACGGCACGCCTGGTGTCTGGGCGCTCAGCTTGATGTCCGCCGTATCCGCCGCACCTGGCGTTGTGCCGCCGACGGGTGGTGGGACCAGCTCAGCCTTGATCAGCTGACCCAGTACCGGATCGTTGTTGATGCGGAAGATCAGCGCATTCGCCACCGTGGCGGCACTCTCACCCACCACCGTCGTTGCATAGGTGACTGCCTTACCCTGCAGGCTCAGAGTGAAGGTGGTGCCGATCGGCAAGGCCGCCGCGGCCGTGATCGTCACATCATCCACCTGGGCGACATTCACCCCATCACGGGGCGGTGCGTCAGCCGTCGTCACCGGGCCGCTGCTGCGCCACAGCGCCTTGTCATAGACGATCACCGTCCCGGCTTCATAGCTCCCGGGCCGCCACGTCTCATGCGAATACAACGCCCTTGCCCGCGTCGCGGACAGGAGATCGCCGCTCACCACCACCCAATGGGCATCCACCACGGCGGGATCGGTGGAGCGGTTGGCGATCATCAGCCAGTCGCCTGGGTTGAGCTTGGCGCCAAGCACATCACGGGCCAGGCCCTGCGGATCGGTGGCGCTCACCGTGTAACCGCTTGTCCCCACGAAGATCCAGTAGTGGGCGAACTGATCCCGCAGATTCACCGCACTGGATGTGCTCAGATCCGGCAGTGCCGCCAAGTCGATCGCGCCCGGCACTGAATGGCCCACCTCCACCACGGTGCCCTGGAACAGGCTGAGGCTTGCGATCCAGCGCTGCACCGTCTTGGTGTCCGTCGCCGGCACCGTCACCCAGGCACCAGCCGTGCCGTCAAACACCTTGATCGACTCAGCGCCGCGCTCAAGCGTCACCGTCAGATCGCCGTTGGCCGCATCGGTGAGGTTGTCTGGATCGCTGTCCAGTCCCTTCACCCAGGTGGTCTGATCGACCATGTGCCATTCGCCGGTCTGCGCCACGGCAGAGGAGCCGGCGCCGGCAGCCGGCACCTCGGCAGTGAGTTCCTTCCAGATGAACAGCCGATCCAGCGGTTCACCCAGCAGGTCCAACGCAACCATGTAGGCGCTGCCTTCTGTGATCGGGGCCCCAAGGGACGGTGATGGCAGATCCGAAAAGCGCCCCGCCCAGTGGTTGCTGCCCACCGTGCGGCGCAGTGTGTCCCAGCCGAACACCTCCACCCACTTCCCGCCGGTGGCTGTCACCACATAGACCTTCAGCTGCTCATTGCCGCCTTCGATCGTCAGCTGCAGATCACCCTCCTCCAGCGGCATCCCCGCCGGGCCCGTGCGGGCCACATCGGCATCGGCAAGCAGATCCTTGATGTAGACCCTGGGATTCACATCCCAGTTCCAGTCACCGGTGGGCAAGCCCGTCGACGGATTGATCGCCCCCAGCGTCTGATCCCACGTCACCAGATGGTTCAGCGGTGTGCTGCCATCGGGGGCGTAGCGCACCAGATAGGTGTCACCTGTTTTGAGTGCCGCGGCCGCTGGGGTGCCAAGGCGCGGCAGATCCGCCACCCGGTTCACCACCTTCACACCGGCGGTGGGGCGGAACTTCGCCAGCGTGTTGTCCTTCTTGCGCAGCCAGATGCACGGATCCTCCGCGCTGTAGTTCACCGCCAGCTCACGCAGCTCGAGGAACTCCCGGCCCGCCGCGTCCACCGCATCCGGCTTGCCCGTCTCCAGCCCGTCATCGGTGGGCGCCTTGGCACTGCCGCCAACCAGTGCATCCGTCCCGCGCCAGTTGACGATCAGCACTGCAACAGCCCAAGCCCTCTGGCGCAGAGGGTATAGAGAGGGTGCCTAGGCCTTGATGATCGGCAGCAGGTGCAGGCTGCGCACACGCGCTTCTCCGCCGCTGCTCGCCACCGTCACCTGAGCCGTGTGGCCGTGAGCGGGGTTGGCCACGGTCACCGTATGACTGTGAGTGCCGCCATCGGCAATCGTCACGCCATGGCTGTGGCTGCCGCCATTGCTGATCGACAGACCGTGGCTGTGATCGCCGGCGCCATGGATGCCGATGCCGGTGCCGCTGGCGCTCAACCAGATTCCAGTGGCAGCGCCGCTGGTGTTCGTATCACCCCAGGCCGTGTTGTCGCTGCCGCTGCCGCCGGCGGTGTTGGAGTTCATCCGCGCGCGGAAGTGATGGACGTGGCCTGGATCGTTCACATGGTGGTTGTGGCCTGGATCGCCAACGCCATGGGTGTGATGGCCCGCGCTGCCGGTGCTGCCGCTATGGCCGTGATCACCCGCCTGGGTGGTGCCGCCGGTGTGGCCGTGGCTGCCAGCGCTGGTGGTTGTCGCCTCATGGGTGGAACCCGGATCGGAGCTCACCACCGCTGAAGCGCTGTGGCCATGGGCCGCCACCTGGCCGCCCGCGTGGCTGCCCAGGGCGCCAGCATCGGTGCCGCGGCCCAGGTCCGCACCGCGAATCCACTCACCCCGCAGATCCGGCAGCTGCACATGGCTGGCATCACCCGGGCCATACAGCGTGCCCAGCACAGCTGCCAGCCCTGGATAGAGCGCCTTCTCCACCAGGCGGCCGTCACAGATCAACCAGTTGGCCGGTGCCGTCTGACCGGCAAACCACTGCACGGTGCCGGTCGGCACGCCATAGACCGCTAGCTGCGCCGGGGTGATCGCCACATCCGTGGCCTGTCCGCTCTGCGCCTCAGCCGTCGTCGCCAGGCGGGTGACGCCGAGCCGGGCATCGGTGGCGCGATCCACTGTCAGCACGCCAGTCGCGTCGCTCTGCAGCGGCGGCTGCGGCTGCACCCCACCCAGCACGCTGGGCGTGGCCACCGGCAGCACATAGGCGTTGGCACCGGCGGCAATGCCGTCGAGCTTCACCTTGTCCGCAGCTGACATGGCGCCAGCCGCACCGGCTGGATTGCCCGGCGTCTGGCCCACTGCTGCGCTGATGTTCAACTCGGGCCGATCCCCATTGCCCGTGACATACAGCGGCAGGTGCGCCTTGACCTCGACGACATTCGCCGCGGCCAGGTTGCCCAGCGACTTCCACTTGCTGCCGTCAAACACCAGATAGTCACCCGGTGCCACCGTGCCTGTGACACCCGGCGCCCAGCCGGCGTGGGCCTGACCAGCTGCCTCGTTGATCCAGATGTCGCCGCGCTCCGGGTGGACCGCCACGCCGGCCACCGCATCGATCACCCCCTTGAAGCGGATGTCGCCCTGCGTCGTCAGCGCTGGCACCAGCTCCCGCTGACCGGCTGGCTTGACTTCCACCAGATACAGCCGGTTCTCGTCTTCCGCCCAGCAGAGCTCACCCTCGGCCAGGTTGAGCAGATCATTGACCAGCGTCTGGTAGGCACCGCGCACCAGACGGATCGGAGTGCGGGGAGAGGGGACCGACATGACCGATCAGATGGGCGCTGGGCCGAGGGTATGAAGACTCACAAGCTGTTGTAATACTTCTGGATCGCTTCACAAACTGCGCGGCTATTCGGGTTATCAATGAGATGACACTTCAGATCCTTGTGTCCGCCAGTGCTGCCGGCGTTATCAATGAACACGCGCAAGTCGTAGTCCACCGTATTGCTCGGTGCATCGAGGTGCACCGTGCCGTAAGAGCTACTGGTGATCGTGTAGCTATACACCAGCTGCACGGTGCCATGGGTGAAGCCCTTGATGTCACCCGGCGTCTGTTGATCCGTGCGGCTGTCGTAGTGCGTGATAATGCCGCCATTGGAAAGGCGGTATTCCGCCGTGTACCAGAAGCTGGCATCCGGCGGAATGCTGACCGCAGCGGGCTGCACGCACCGCGCCCAGACCATGTCACCGACGTTCGGGCCGTCACGCTCGACGCGAATCACCGGATAGGTGGAGACGCTGGGATGCGAGCCGATCACATTGCTCTGCCCACCGCCGAAATCCCACTCCTTGGCGGGTGTCTCGTAGTGCAGGCTTTGACCATCAGCCGAGGTGACGCCGCAAACAGCGCGGAATTGCCAGCGGCCGGTATGACTGGATGACGCATCCAACGACTCCCAAGCGCCATTCTGCCTGCATTCAAATCGACGCGAATCTGTATAGGGCTCTTTACCGCCGCCGTAGCTGTACTGCGTGATCCGCATGTCCAACCCTGTCGCCGATGCCGACAGCTCAATCGTTGGCAATGTGCCCCAGTACAGCCTCGTATAGGGCATCACGAGGCTATTACTTTGCGCCTTGGCTGTACTGCCAGCGGCATCTCTGGCATCAATGCACACGCGCACCCAGTGACCAGCATCGACGGTGCTGCCAACAACGCGATGCCACGTCGCTTGACCGTCACTGCTGTGCTCCCAATACCATTCACCCCAACTGCGCGGCGGCACGCCACCATCAGCGATGACCTCGCTGTCATCGGCGTGCCTGATCTCACCGTCGACAGAGACGATCCTGGGGTGCTGGACAATCACCAGCGGTGGTGGTGGGCCTGTGCGTGCGCCAATCTCTGCCCAGCTCGACAGCGGAATCCTGGCGAGGTAGACGCCTTTGTCCAACCCGGAGAGAGGACTGCCGCTTGTCTCAAAGCCGGGAACCGCCAGGGCCCAGTTGCTCTGAAGACTGACCACCGAACCGACAGCGTGATTGCCATCGGCGGGATCAAAGGTGTCGAACCAATCCTGATCCGCTGGCGTCGGAAACCGAGGCAGCAGTCCCGCGTGGCACAACGGCAGCAGGGCGGGACCAAATCGCAGGATGTCGCCGGTGCTCACTGGACCGTAGGCGCCGCCGGTGTAGTTGCCGCAGCGGATGGTCCAGGCGTCATCAGGCAGCCAGAACCCTGGATAGCCGGCCGGCACCGTCTCGCGGCCCGGCAGTCGCACATTGCTGGCCGTCAGTGCTGGCATTACCCCAGCATTGACCACCCGCAGCCGGTAATCACTGGTGAGATCCACCTGGGGTGATGTGGCGCTCAGTGGTGGCATTCCCCAGTGCACCACCTCACTGAAGCGATGCACCGGCGGCTTACCCGGCGTCTCGTCCACCACGCAGTAGCGCCAGTAACTGCCGCGGCATTCCCACGCCTCGCGGAAATTCACGTCCTGAGCATTGTCCGTGCTGCTGGGCGGGTCATAGACCAAGCCGCTGGTGACACGGGACTGCAGGATGTTGAGCGGGTGCACGCGCGTCGTGCTGCCCATCACATATCCACGCCACCACTCCTGACCTACCGCCTGACTGCGAGTGTCTGCACCGGGCGGACAGGCCAAGGCAAAGCCCTTGCTGCTGTAAAGCCCCCACTCAAAACGCTCGTCCTTGTTGCCAACCCTGTTGCTCCTCCAGGATGTAGGCAGCGGATCGGCATAGGGGAGCTCGAGGCATTCGGCACGGCCGGCGCCCACCGGCGGCAGATCGCCTCCAGTCCATACCTCCCAGCCCACCCGCACATAAGGCAGCTGCTCAGCGGGGATGTAACTCAGCGGCGTGCCCTTGTAGCGAATCCGCGGCACGAAAGCTGGTGCTGTCTCGTCGTCACGGGCAATCGTTGGCGTGACATCCGCCAGGTTCAAGTAGGTGTCGATCGCCTGCCAGTTACTGGCAAACCATGTGGTGCCGTTGTCGATCGACACCTGCAACCGTGCCGTGCCGCCCTCGCATACTGTCAGCGGCACATCGTCGAAGGGCAGTGCGCCCCAGTGCTTCCAGTGCGTGCGGCGCAAGGTGTCAGCACTCACCTCCCGCCGCGCTGGTACAGCCCGCAGTGCGCTGGCTAGTGCCGCCGGCAACGCCGCATCACCCGCGGTGATGGCGCTGTTCATCGAAATCGACTGGAAGCCATCGGCCTCCGTGGTGTCCCATTCACCTAGCTCGCCATTGCGCCACTGCAGCGTGTGCAGCGGTTGGTCCTTGATGCGGATGTCGAGGCGGTAGACGAAGTTGGTGCGCAGCGCCATCGCGCTGGTGTCGACCTTGGCCTCGAGCACCACCACCGGTTGGTCTTCCGCCAGACCCAGCCAGACCTTGCGAACCGTCACCGCAGCCTTGGGCCAGAACTGCATCCACTGGCCGTTCTCCTTGATCCAGCCGCCACGCACACCAGCCCAGGCGCCGCTGGTGTGGACCTGAATGTCGACGGGCTCCTGCCAGCCGCTGCTGCCTTTGACCTGCAGTGTCATCGGCCTACACCTGATACCAGATGTCGCCGTCTGCGCCGCTGCCCGCCGGTGGTGGCGTGCGCGCCACGGTGCGCTTGCCGTAAGCGTTGTCGGTTGCCGTCACCCCGCGGATCTCATTCCACTGCACATACCCCCATTCGTGAGCGCTGCCGGCGGTGTTCGTGCGAAAGACCGTGCTGGCCGCACCGTGCGGGATCGTCACCGCTCCGGCGAACACCTTGTCGCCGGTGATCGTCTGCGTCGTGTCCGTGGTGACGGCATTGGCGGGCATCGGGCCTTGCGGTCCAGCTGGGCCGGCTGGACCGGCGGGGCCGGCGCTTCCCGTGGGCCCGGCGGGGCCGACGGGGCCCGACTGGCCTTGCGGGCCCGGCACACCGGCGGGTCCCGGCTGACCCTGGATTCCCGGATTTCCCTGCGGCCCCTGCGGTCCGGTGTCGCCCTTGTCGCCTTTGATCGCCTTGATCGCACCGAGGCTGACCCAGTCGCCGATGCGATCACCCGGCACCGCCCGGTATGGCGCGCTCAGCACGCCCATCGAGGCCGGGGCGTAGACCCATAGCTCGATCTCATCCAGTGGGAACCGTGTCGTGTTGGTGGAGCTGCCGTCGTAGTGCAGCGTCAACACCAACGGCTTGTAGGGCGTGATCGCCGGCAGCGTTGTCAGATAGGTGTTGTCACTGACGGTGCGCACACCGCCGAACTCAAAGATCGGTGCATCAGCGCCGGGTGCGCCAGGGTTGCCTTGCGGGCCCATCGGCCCCGTGGCGCCCGCCGGCCCCTGCGGACCGCGCATCGGGCCGATGTTGGCCCAGCCGCCGCCATCCCAGACGATGCCGTCGCCCGCGCTGACCGCACCACCCGGGAAGCCGGTGACCGTGCCAGCGGCGATGTAGAGATCACCCAGGGCCGGCGTGCCGGCCGGTGGCGTCCAGGCGCCAGCAGCGATCTGACCCTTGATGATCGTGCTCGCGCCGATCGGCCCCTGGGGGCCGGCAGGGCCGGGCGCGCCGTCGATGCCGCGATCACCCTTGACGCCCTGGGGGCCAGCGGGGCCGGCGGGACCCATCGGACCAGGCGGGCCGCCGGCGCCGATCTCCGCCCGCGGCCGCCAGCTGTTCGTCGCCGCGTCATAGAGGTAAGCCTCCTGATTGGAGGGCTCCACCCAGAGCTGGCCGTCGCTGGGATGCTCCGGGAAATTGATCGCCACGCCAGCCTGCCGCACCTGGCCGCAGGGTATGGAGCGCCCCTAGCCGGCCAGGCTGTAAGGCTCTGCTGCAGCCCAGTTCACCTGATACCCCAAGTCCTCCATCGCGCCCAGTGTCAGGCGGCTGAGCGGCGCACGCCAGCTCTCCAGGCCGGATGTCATCAACTCGCTGCCAAAGCGCTGCTCGCTCCAGTGCAGACCACGGCTCATCAGTGCACTGCCGCCTTCCAGCGGCACGCGATCACCACTGCCGCCAAGAGCCAGATACTCCCTGACGCCACCACCACCGAGGTAGCCCCGTTCATCACTCAGGCCACGCTCTCCCCACTGGAGTCCAAACCCAAGGGCATGCGCCAGCTCGTGGCGCAACACCGCCGTCATGCCGCGGCGAGCAGAGCGCCTGACCACCAACCCCGGCAGATCAGCGACATCCACCGTGATTCGCGCCGCCACCGGCAACCCCGTGATCGCGTCCTCCTGCAGCACCTGTGTCTCGGCCAATGCACCGCTGACCCCGTCAACTGGCGCGGCCACCACGCTCAGCGACAACCCCGGCCCGCCGCTGAGCGCCCCACTCCAGCGCCTGATCGCCTGCTTCAGCAGGGGGCGCAGCACCCTGCTTCCGCGCCAGCTCCAGCTCACCTGCAACGCCATCGCCCCCGCGAGCGTCTGCGCTGAGGGTATAGAGGCTGCCAATCAAGGAAGAGACGACAACAGCCGCTTTGTATCGCCTACAGCAGTGGTGCGTCAGTGCTCAACTGAGCTGATCAGACAAACACCTGATTAGCTGGTGCGTGGTAGAGCTTTCCATCGCGCTCCACCAGCATCAGGGCCCTGGCGTAAGACGCAGAGCTTTTAATCCTGCCCGGCTCGGCGTGATACAGCTTGCCGTCCACTTCCGCCAGGAAGTGCAATGGCTTGGCGACCACGCGCCCCTGATGCGTGTAGCTTCCCGCCGCGCTACCGGCTAGCTCTGGAATGTCGGAGCCGCTGACGCGGTAAAGGACGCCATCGCATTCAGCAAACAGCAAATCGGTCGCCTGGATTGGTGGGCTCATGATGAATCAAGTCGCAGTTGCAATGCCGCAGCTCAGCGGAGGCTGCCGTTACGGCAATGGAGGCAACCCGCCAAAATTGCGAAGCAGTGACAACGGATGTACCCAAGAAAGATGGACTTCGCCGTGAGTTTCGACGAGCCCTGGGATGTTGGCTTTATCGGTGTCAGTAAAACGTAGACTCGTCACTGTCGCTGGCAGTGGGCCTGGCAGTTTATAGTAATAATGATTAAAGTAAAACATGAAACCTGCGCAAGACTGATTAACTTCAATAGGCAGGCCATCAATGCCCACGTAAAAGCACTTGCCCCTGTGCAGGATGTCCAACGCCCGAGCCTGACCATTGACAAACTCCAGCGCGATGACATCCGGTATGCCATGTGCAAGATTGCATGGATGCGTGACTGAGAAACTTCCAGAATTGTCTGGAAACATATCGCACTTCAGCACCCAGTCCAGCCGCTCCGAATTCAGAGTTATTGCAGAAATGAATGTGTGATCCGCAACCTTGAGTACCGGCTTTATCGCGGAAACGCTCTGCCTGTCAACATCGAGTGTCTTTGCTGCCCAGCGTACGTCAGGAGCGAACTCCTTAAACCATGATTTCGCGCCCCTAAAGAAGGCGCTGCTTGTCGTGCCGGCCGGTGGAAGACCCGTTATTTGAATGAAGCTGTTATTCCACGTGTTAAAGATAAACCCAATCGGGCTGACTCCTGCGCCATTGACGCTGCCGCTGCCTGGCATCATGACAGGAGTTTTGCCGGCGATCAAATGATCCACAAACTGCTGCTGCAACGCCGGACCGTTGGGCATGTTGTATGGGGGGAGCATGTCAAACCCAAACCTGACATTTATTGGGTGCGAGACGTGCATCGACGCTGGCGGATGCTGCTCTGAAATCAGCGCTTGCGGTCTGGAGTCAGTAACGGGTGGCAGCCCCTGTGCCCAACGCGCTTCTGCAGTAACAGGCGCTCGATCGTAAGAGTTAGCCGGCCAGGTACTGGGATGAATGTCGGTGATGCCGCTCAAATCACCTTTGACCTTGTAGTAATACCCGTGCAAGCTGAACACAAACCCCATCGACGGAGCGTTTTGCTGCGTCAGGGCCCCAGATTCGATGGCAAATGACATGCCTCTTTGAAGCGCCTGCATGGCAACCCCTAGGTCTAGATCGCTGCGGTGGGTAATGTCTGGAATGCCAAACTTCGTGTCAACACTGGTGCCTTCAAATCCTGCTGGCGGATTTCTGACTACCATCGTCAGCACGTCACCTGCGGTGGCGTCGCCGTAATCTGGTACTGGCGACCACTCCAGCAGTGTGCCGTCATCGGCCTTCGCGAACAGCGTCGGTTCGCTGTGATGGACGTTGATGCCGAGATCACCAATCCCCAAATCTCTCGCCGGATCCGGCTTGTCTCCAAACGTCGAGCTGACCCAGCTGATCGCGCTGGATAACTGCTGCTGCCACTTGCTGCCGTCATACAGATAGACATCGCCCACCTTGGCTGTTGCCTTCACCCCAGGCCAATCGGCGTGGGGGGTGCCAGCTTTGCTCACTTGGATTTCATCGCCGCCCACTGGCGTGAAACCCGCCGGCCGCGCGGCGGTGATGTCCATCTGGCCGTGCCAGGGCGTCCGCGGTGTCGCAGCCGTGCCCGCGCCGTCCCACTCGGTGCCGTCCCACACCAGCAGCTCATGCAGCGACACACTGCTGCCGGCCAGGCCCGTCCAGCCGGCATCGACCGTGCCGGCCTTGCTGGCCACATAGGTGTCGCCGACCTTCGGGCTGGCCGGCGCCGAGGCCGCGGCCGTTGGATCCACCGTGCCCTTGTAGGTCAGCGCATTCGCCAGTGCCGGCGGCACCGCCGCAGGACTGGCATCCACCCAGGTGGACACCGCCGGCGTCCCACTGGTGTACCGCAGGAACAGCCGTGCACTGGTGGTATCCCACCACAGATCGCCATCCTTCGGGTTGGCGGGTGCTGCCGCCGCCACCTTCACGCCAGAGCCAGCGCCGGGCTTGAACTCGATCAAGGCGTTGTCATCGCCCTTGATGATCAGCGCCGGATCTTCATGGTTGTAGTTGACCGCCAGATCGCCATAGGCCATGTCCGCCGGTTGCGGCCGGCGCCCCTTGACGCTGGAGCGATACAGCCGGACATCAAGCGGTGACTTGGCCATGACGAGTAAAAACCCTGCTGGAAACTCCCTAACAAGGGAGCTGCCGGCAGGGTATGGGGCGCATCGCGCCCTCTCACATGGGGTGTGAGATCAGAGGGCTGAAGGTTTCAAAATTCTCCCAAATCGATGGTGCTCACCAGCTTGTAGGCATTGGCTGAGCCATCGGCAGCCACGCTCGAGTCGCGCACCAGCACGCCCTTCATGTCGGCCGGTGCCACCACCTGAGCAGCGGCATCACTCACATCACCGCAGCCGTGCAGCGACAGCGGCGTGGCGATCAGGCCGGAGCCGATGACGTGCCACTTGGTTGCACCACCGACATAGACGATGTGATCGTTGGCGGCCAGCGCCACATTGATCGGTGCGGCATCACCGGCCGGAGTGCCGGCTTTGGAGACCACGAAGAAATCACCTTCCTTCAGGCCCGTGCCAGCGCTGAGCTTGCCGGCATTGGCCAGCGCGCCGCGGCCATTTGCTGCTGCAGCAGCCGTCAGCGAAGCAATGCCACTGGTGGAGGCGTCGTAGGTGCCAAGCAGTGTCGAGCCAGTGACCAGACCAGCGATCTGATCGGCCAGGCCGCGCAGCTGCTTGGCGGTGACCACACCACCATCGTTGCCGGTGGTAGCAGCCGGATCACCAGTTTCGGTGATGTCGGTGTCGCGGGCCAGCTGCACCACGCCCTTGACGGCGCCGGCACCAGCGGCATCCGGTGCCGTGGCGTCGGGAACGGCCGCGGCGGTCTTGATGAAGCTGCTGCCGTCGTAGACATAGCCGCCAGCATCAGCGCCAGGGCCTGTCACCACCAGGATGTCGCCGGACTTCAGATCAGCCTTGGCGGTCACGCCAGAACCTATCTTGGCGATGATCACCACCAGCGCCTTGGCGGTGATGTCCGAGCCGGCGGCGTTGGTGATTTCCAGCTGGGTGGCGCTGAACACCTTGGGCGGCACGGTGGGAGACACCCAGGCCGTGCCGTTGTGCAGCATCAGCTGCGGCGCACCAGCAGAGGGCACCACCACAAACAGATCACCCTTGGCGCCATTGGCGACATTCGGCAGGGTGGCGCCGGAGTTCAGACCCTCGCCTTTGAGATCGAAGACTTCAAAGCCCTCGCCCTTGTACATCGAGCCGGCTACTGCACCAGTCGCCGGGCGGGCGGTGGCCACCTTGGCGGGCACCACCACATTGGTGACACCGAAGATCGTGGCGGTGCCTGGTGCAACCGCTGCGCCGTGCACCAGCACGTCATCGCCGGCGCAACCAACCATCAACCACTTGTTGGCGAGGTTGAAGCAAATCTGACCTGGCTTCAGACCGTCCGGCAGCTTGGTGGCTGTGGGCGTGCGCAGGTGCTGCAGCGCAATCTGAGAAATGGCCATGGATCAGGCAGCGAAGTGCACTCTGACCTGCAGGGTATGAGGGGGCATTCGCCCCCATTCATATGGGGTGTGAGACGAGAGGGTCGAATGGCCCTTAGAAGACGCCTTCGTCTACTCCGGTGATCTGGTTGGCCGCATTGGTCGTCACGCCATTGCCTGCCTTGAGGCCGCTGTCCACCGGCACAAAACCAGCAGGACCGCCACTGGGACCCGGTAGGCCGTCATAGACCTTCAGCACATGACCATCCATCCAGAAGTCACCGCTCACCGGTGTCGACGGAGAGCCGCCGCCGGTGGGCACACCCACCACACGCCAGTTGTTGCCGTCATAGACGCGGATCACACCAGCGCTGTTGTCGACCCACATCGAACCCGACACCGGCATTAGCGGTGGTGTCGTGCTGGCTTGCGCCGATGACGACGCGGCCACCAGGCTCTTGCCAGCGCCGGTGCCCTCGACGACATAGAGCCCATTGGCATCTATCGCCCAACAGGCTTCGCCGTCCTCCAGCGATGCAAGGTTCGCCTGGAGATCCGCCAGGTTGCCCCGAGCAATGCGGATCGGTGTCCGATTAGCAGGTACTGGCATGGCTCTCAGCGCTCCAATGCAGGGTATGGACAGGGCTCAAGGGGTGAAGTGACCGCCGTTGATCGCCGCCACGCCGCCGCTCGGTGTGCCAGCACCCGTCGTGAAGTTGCCGGCGTCGATCACGGTTGGACCCGCTGCAGGCGCCTGCATCGTTTCCCATACCGCCACACCACCACGCCAGACCAGCACCTGACCTTCGGCGGCACCAGCTGGTAACGCCGCGCCACCCGCCGTCTGTGGTGCTCTGCTGCCACCGCCGGCATCGATCACCAGCGTGTGGTTGTCCGACATCGTCACCACAGCGCCGCCGGCACCGCGGATGCGCAGGGTGCCCTCCGTGCCGTCGGTGTACTTGATCCGAATCGCCGCGGCCAGCGGATCAGCAACCCAGTCGATCGCCTCGAGATCACCCACCGCCAGGGCACTCGCCCCCGGTGTCGTGCCCGTGCCGCCGCCTGCACCACTGCCGCCCGCAGCGCCGCCTTGATCCGGTACGCCGTCGGTGGACACCGACACCCACTGCGTTGAGGTGCCGTCGTCGAACAGCACATAGAGCTGGCCGGTCTTGCTCGACCACCACAGCTCGCCCGGTGACCCCGCCGGCGGCGTCACACCCACATGCGCCCGCGACGGCGCCAGAGCTGAGCGCATCGCGCCATTGCGCAGCAGTAGATGGGTGCTGGAGAACGCCGTGCCCACCGGGATTCCCATCCCACCCGCTGGCTTGGTGGTGAGATAACCGGGATCAGTGCTCGAGACGTAGTAATCGCGGCCAGCGGACAGACCCGTCCCCAGTGCACGGGGCTCGGCGTTGTCGATCACCGCCGACCACTGCGCTTCCGTCAGTGAGACGACGCCGCCAACAGCCGCGGCCATGCGCACACCGCCGAGGGCGTCCTCAAGCGCGACAGCAATGAAGCTGCCCTGGGTTGTAGACGGACCCGCCAGCCGCCAGTTCGGAGCGCCGTGCACCAGCGGCTGGCCAGGGCGCACCGCGCCACCGGTGCCATTGACATCGACATAGCGCTCCACTTCGTTGAAGTCGAGCCAGCGGCCGTTCTCGTGCACTCGCACCACATCAGTGGTGCTGTCGAGCCAGAGATCACCATCCACCGCGCCGGACGGTGCAACAGAAGAAGCCGAGAAGCGATCGTGCCACTTCAGCTCGCCGGCATCCACCACCAGCGATTCGCCCTGCTTGCCAACCGGCAGCCGCACCACGCTGTTGTTCTTGACGGTGAACAGATCACCGTCGGCGGTCTGCGTCCGCAGCTCCGCCAGTTGGTTGAGGATCGGGTTGTTGACGTAGACCGACTTCCACTGGTGACTGGCTTCATCCCAGAAGCCGATCGTCTCGGCATTGGACGCGGTGTTGCACCAGATCGCCTGGTCCATCCCCACCGGCCGCGCGCCGCCGCGTGGTGCTGGATCGCTATACGAGCCGCCGTTCTGCCAGGGCGGCACCGTGTCGACCGTGATCAGATCGATGTAGTGACCCTGCTGCGCCGAATCAAACGCCAGCACGCGGCCGGGGCGACCGATCGGCGCACTCAGTGCGCTGATGCCGCCGCTGCCATCGGCCACCAACAGTGCACCCTTGCCAGCACCGTTGATTGCTGTGACCAGCTGCGTCAGCGCGCTGGGCTCCACGGCCTGCCACGCCGTCCCCGTGTAGACCTTGAGGGTGGCGTTGGGAACGTCGTACCAGAGGCTTCCCGTCAGCGCCCGTGTCGGCGGTGGTGTGGCCGAATAGCTGAGAATCGGGCTGTACGCCAGCTGCTGCATCGGCAGCCCGCTGATCGGATTGACCTCAACGGCACCGGCGTGACTGACCGGCGCCTGGATCACACCCGGCACGGCAGCGGGCTGATCCAGCTGCATCCAACCCGACACCGAGCCGATGATCAGCCGGCCCGGCTCGTAAGGCCCGACATTGCTGACGGTGCCCAGGCTGTTGATGCTGTTGATCCAGCCCTGCGGGCGGGCGTCATTGATCAAGCCCAGCGCTGCCAGCGCCTTGATCAGCTCATCAATCGTCTGACCCCACGGCCCCGCTACCGACGGCTTGGCGCCCGGTGGTGTGCCGTAGAAGCCAACCTTCCCATCCAGCTGAATGTCGCCAGGCAGGTGCAGGACATCGCCCTGATCAATCGCCCTGGGGATACCGCGGCCGGTATCAAAGACAAGCGGTTTCTGCAGTGCCATCTCAGAGTCGAGCGATCAGGTTGATTTCCACTTCCAGGGTTCGCTCGCTGAGCGCCTGGCCCACCGACACCACGCTGAACCCTGCGCCCGTGGGGCAGGTGAGCATCAGCTGGCCGGGATTCAGATCAGACAGGTAGTACCGCGCGCCGGGCACCAGATCCTTGGCGCCCACCACCGCGCTCCAGTCCAGCTCCGAGAGCTGACCATCGCTGATCAGACCCACGGCCTGACCGGGTGTGGCATCGGCATTGGCCAGCCCCGCCACTCCATACGGCGCGGGAACACCCGGGGTGGGTGCATCCACCGCCAGCGCCAGATCCAAAATCGATGGCGCCTTGAAGTACAGCGCCATCCCCGTCTTGAGATCAGCGGCGGTTCCACCAGCCGGCGGCGGGGGAGGGGTGTAAACACCGGACGGCAGTGACGGCGCGCCGCTGCCGGTGCCGCTGCCGCTCCCCGGTGAGCTCAGAATCCAAGTCGCCGGGCCGCCACCACCACCGTCGGGATCAAACTCGACGTAGGTGCGGCCGAATCGGCTGATCGTCCGTGGCGCTGCCAATGCCCCTGCCCTGCTACCGGGAGGGTATGGGCGCCATTCGGCGCCCTCGATATGGGGTGTGAGACGAAAGTGCCGAAGGTGGCGTCAATACCCGCCGAGATCCACCTTGCTGGTGACGCGGTAGCCCGTCTTGTCCGTCAGCCGGCTGCGACCATCGCGCACCAGCACCCCCAACTGCTGATTGGCGGGGATGTCGCTGACGATCGGGGCATCGGTGACATTGGTGAGCTCGCCCAGCGCCTTGTCCACCTGACCGGCAATGCCGTTCATCTGATACCAGCCCGGTTCACCCGCAGCGCTCACCGAATCGCAGTAGACGAAGGTGACGCCTTGGCGGGTGTCGAACCAGATCGCACCCGCCGTTTCCCGCGCCGGTGGCGTCGGACCGATATGCACAAAGCTCTCGGCACCGTTGGTCTGATGCCATTCACCCGACTGACTGACGAACAACCGCCCCTGGCGGGTGTCATACCAGAAGCTCCCGTCCCCAGGCGTCATGCCCGGCTGGTAGCTATTGGTGGCGCTGTTCCAGCCCGGCGGTTGCGGACCGATCACACTCGTCGCCGGTGGCGGCACCACCCCGCTGAGCACCGTGCCCAGATCCCATAACGCCCTGGTGATTCCCTCGAAATTCGCCTGGTACTGGTTTGGCAAGACCGGACTCCGCATCAAGATCAACCGCTCGATCGCACGCAGGATCGAGACATAGCCATAGCCATTTGCGGTGACTTCACCGAATGTCAGTGGCCCGCTCGCCCGAGCCATCAGATCACCCGTAGGGAGAGATCGCCCGTCAGGAACACCGGCGGATCACCCGCACGCACCGTCACATCAGGACCGACGTCACCCGCCAGTAGCAATGCGCCGCCCGTGGAGGCATTCCACAACCCAAACGCTTTCACGGTTTGGTTGGCGCTGTGGATCCCCAGCAGCAGCGCCTTGGCATTGAGCCGCTCACGGCCGCCGCCAGCAGCATTGGCAACCGCAGCGAAATCCGCAGCGCTGATCCGAATTCGATCACCGCCGGCCCAGCCCTTGATTTCATTGCCCAGCGTCGGCGCATCCTCGCTGTGCAGCGCCAACCACACCTCTGTCGGCGGCGCTGGGAATGGCACGCCCAGCAGCCAATCCAGCACGGCATCTTCTGTGACCTGAGAAAGCGCCATCAGCCTGCGGTGTCCTGAGCGGAGGGTATGGCGTCAGGGCAGCCAGCCACCATCGACCCAGCCCTGCGCCGGCTGATCTGCCACGCCGGTATCTGCGTTGCCGCCATCGAGCGTGACATTGAGGTGCGTGTCGCTCTCGGGGATGTCGACATTGCCGCCATCCGGCGCTGCCAGCAGCGCCCGCAACCACTCGATCAAGCGCTGCTGACTGGGCGGATCCACATCGAAGTGGACATAGCTGCGGTTGAGCTCCACCACTCCGGCTGTGACCCGCGCGCGCCAGTTGACGTGCGGTTGATCCACCCACCGCACCGCCGCCAGGGTGCCGCTGGCGGCCACTGGCCCAACCGTTGCCGTGCCCTTGAGCTTGTCCAGCACCCAGCCAGTCAGGCGGGCATGCCCGGCCACTGTCGCCACCCCGCGGCCGTGCAATGCAGCGGTGCTGGTGGTGACGAGCAAGCGCGCCAGACCCAGCACCTGTGCGGCTGCAATCGCTGTGTGGCCGTGCAGCTGGGCGTAGCCCAGCGTGGCGTGACCCACCACCGGGCCCGCTACCGCCCTGCCGTGAAGCAGTCGATGTCCTTGATCGCCGCGGTCCAGCAGCTGGCCGCGGCCCTGCGCCCACGCCAATGCCACACCATCCAGTCCGCCGCCCACCGGTGTGGTGAGGAACTCCAGCACCAGATCCTTGATGTTCTCGGCGATGCCCAGTGAGGCCACCACCTTGTAGGTGCCCGGCCCGATCTCCACCGGTTCGCCGCGGCCGGAAGCGCTCTGCACCAGCGGCGCCACGCGGCGGTTGCCCTGATCCAACAGCGCCACGCCGACGCTATTGGCGTAGCGATCAGCCGACAGCCGGTTCACCTGCAGTCGCACCCGGCCCGAGACACTGAATTGCCAGAACTCGCTAGCGGGCACCGCCTCAAAACCGAGGTGGCTCTTGAGTCGATGCGGCGTCAGCAGCGGCAGCTCGAAGCGCTTGGGCTGCCGCAGCGTTCCCCAGCCGGCATCTTGATCCGGCTTCTGCCGCACCGAGATGAAGTTGCCCTGCTGCCGCAACCGCAGACCAGGCTGTTCCTGCGGTAGCTGGCGGGGGCGATCGTCCATGGCCTCAAGGTATTCAGGGGATCACCGCCGGTAGATCGGTGACGCTGGGCGGCAATGGCTCGATCGCCCGGCTGCTGCGCGGGCGGGACGGCCCATCGAAACCGTGCACCGCCGTCGCCGTGCCGCGGCCCACCCACCAGTCACCGAACACCGCATCGCTGTCATCCCTGGGGTCTTCTGTGGCGTGCTGCTCGTTCTGCCGCAACACACCGGTGGCGGCCCGGGCCGCACGGGCACCGAGCAGCTGCACCGGCGCCAGCTCCACACGCTGCGGTGCAATGCCGACGCAGTCACCCACGCACGCCGCCAGCAAGGTGACATCCAGCTGCGAGAAGGCCTGCTCCGTCAGCAGCGACAGCCGCAGCTCCTCGAGGAAGCGCTCGTCGCTCATCGGTGCATCCATCTCCTCGATCCGGCTCATCACCTTCATGTCGTTCCAGTAGTCACTGGCCAGCGACTGCATATCGCTGGGTTCCGCCATCGGTGCACCTAACGCCCAACGCACCGCATGGCAGTGCTTGCACTCCTGCCCTGGGATGCGATACCACTCCAGGGTGCGAAAGCGGCGGCGCACACCTTCCGGGTTGCCTTCATTGCTGGCGCGCTGCGGACCCCCCAGGCCGCTGGGTGCACGCTGCGGAAACAGATCCTGCGAGCCCAGCCGCGGCCCACTGTGCAGGCGCGCAAAGCTCAGCCCCAGATGCGCTGGGCAGTTGCAGCTCACCGTCGTCGTCTGCGTCAGGTGCCGCTCCGGGCGGAACATCGGCAGCGGATCCTCTGGTGCGACCACCACCTCGCGGGTGATCAACCGGCCATCGCCGGTGCGCTCGCGCCGCCAGTAACGGCTGGCATCGAAGTAGGCCTTGCCGTCAGCTTCATGCACCGCCACGCACAGCAGGCCGATGCCCGCGGTGAGATCGTCCTCGAGGCGCTGAGCGTCGATGGCGGTGTCTTCCACCACCTCGCCGATCAGCATCCGGTTGAGGTGCAGCGGCACGGCCGCGCTGCGCGTCGTCACCCTGAAATCCAGCTCAAGCAGCCGCAGCGGCGGCCTGCCGTCATCGAAGCGATACCAGAACTCCCGCTGCTTGCTGCCCACCGGCTTGGCGGTGATCTCCGTGCCGCGGGGCTGGATCGCCACCGTCCAGCGCCCCTCCGGCGATTCCCGTGAGGTGAAGCCCGCCAGCAGCAGCGTGCTCGTGCGCCACTGCGCTGTCGTGGCATAGCTGTCGCGATGCTCCACCAGCACCGCCGTGAACCGCTCAGCGGCACCCACCAGTTGGCTGTGGGCCAGGGCCATGCCCTTCCGCCAGCTCTGCCAGTGCCCGTCCTTGTCCCACTTGGCCAGGACATCCAGGTACGCCGCTTCCCCCTGAACGCCCAGGCCCTTGCCCTTGCGCGGGTAGACCGAGCCCTCAAACGGGATGCCCAGATCAAAGCGATCTGGCCGCGGCTTGCGCCCCAGACCCGCGCCGAGGTTGTCACCCCGCTGGGCCATCAGCGTCAGTAGTTCTGGGTGGTGCTGCTGCCCTCCCAGACGCTGCCAGCCATGCGCTGACCGCTGTCGGAATAACGACCCGGCCGGCGGCGCACACCCTGCGGGGTGGTGTCACCGGTGGTGTTGTCGTTGGGCACGCTGTTGTCCGCGCCGGGGCTGGCCCAGGCTTTCTGGAGTTCCTGGCCGTCGCGCTTGTTCCAGAAGTTCTTCCAGTCGTTGCTGGGCGGACCACCCGCCGGCTGAGCGCCGCCGCTGCGCTCGGCTGCTTCATCCTCCCGGCGGGTGCCACCGGGGCTGGTCATGTAAGCGCTACTGGCTGGATTGAAGGATCCCTGACTGCTCTGCCAGACGTTGTAGAGCGATGGCATCAGGTTCTGATTGCCGGATGCCGGCGCCTGGGCTGCAGCACCGCTCGCAGACGACGACGAGGTGCTGCTGGAGTTAGTCGGCTGGTAGTCGTAGCTGGACTTGCTCAGGCCGGTGCCACCAGTTGTGACGCCACCGCCGGTGGTGGACGTCTGCGCTGTGGTGTTCTTCTGCAGGGCAGCCAGCTGCTCGCGCAGTGGGGTGAGCTGAGACTCCAGCGCCGTGTTGAACGCTTCACTGTCCCAAGGCTGCTGAACACCCGGCACCTCACCAGGCGCCGGTGGCGCCGGTGGCGCCGTCGGCGATGTCGGTGTTGTTGATCCCTTGGTCTTGCCGAAGTAGCTGGCCATCGAGCCAACGCCCTTCAACTGCTTGGCCAGGTTGCCGCCCAGCTGCGAAGCCTGAGTGTTGTCTCGGATGTAGGCCTTGACCGCACTGCCGCCGTATTGCTTCTTGGCGGCCTGGAACTCCTTGGCGGTGAGATTGCCACCACCGAAGATCTGCTGGATCGAACCGGACTGCTTGCTCTTGCTGCTGCTGGAGCTGGTGCTGCCCGATGACTTGCTGCTGCTGGAGCCGCTCGCCTTGGCCTTGCTTGGAGCGGCCTGGTTCGGGGACTTGTTCAGTGCATTCGGCAAAGCGACGCCGGTGTTGCCCTTGCCGCTCGATTTGGCCGCGGCCTGCTTCGTGGCGACCTGATTGATCGCCTGCGCAGCGAAGTTCTTGGCAGCGGGCGTGGCTGCCGGCTTGCTGCTGGAGCTGCCTGACGACTTGTTGCTGCTACTGCTGGAGCTACCGGAAGACTTGCTGCTGCTCGAGCTCGAGCTGCCGGAAGATTTGCTGCTGGAGCTCGAGCTGCCAGAAGACTTGCTGCCGCTGCTGGAGCTGCCCGAGGACTTGCTGCCGCTGCTGCCGCCGCTGCTCTTCGCCATGACAGACCCGAATCCCTAGCTCCAAGCAGGGTATGGAGCCTTAGAAGTAGCCGCCCTGACAGGCGATGTTCGGTGCACCTGGCACCGCGGCCGTGCTGTCCACCGCGGCCCAGAGCGCCTGGCCCTTCTGGATGTAGAGCCCGCGGTACTGCGGCGGCTCGCCGTCGCTGCCATTGCTGCCCGCATGGGGCACCGGTGCCAGCAACCGCGGCAGCTTGGCCGCAACGTGATCGCCCACCTTCTGCGTGGGCGCAAAGCCAAAGCGACCGATGAAGTGCGCGTTGCTCGAACCGCCCGTTGCCGTCACACCCAGCGAGTGAGCGCTGCTTGAGATGTAGAGGTTGACCTTCACCGCGTTGTCATCAACGCGCTGGATCAGATAGATCGTGTCGATCACCGCGCCGTCATTGGCGGTGCAGTCCACCAGCAGCACGCCATTGCTGCCCGTGCCGGGATCGGCGCCGGCGGCGGGTGAGGTGCTGTTGTCCAGCCGGCTCACCACCGCCAGGGGGCGATCGATCAGCAGGGGCTGCTTGTTCGTGCTGGAGCTGCTCAAGACTCAGACCCGTTCTGAGGCGAGGGTATGGCGCCTCATCGGGCGTTCAACCGCTCGTCCAGCGCTTCGCGGAACTTCGACGAAGCCGCAAAGCGCTTGCCTTCGCCGTTGTCCCAGCTGTTATCCCAGATGTTGCCGACCGGCACCGACTCGCTCTGCTGGTTGAGCTGGAAGTTCTGATACATCGTCGGCGTGGTGTCCGCCTGGAATGTCGGCTTGTCCGGCTGCCACGACTCACTGCTTTGGGTGTAAGCGCCAAGATCAAACGAAGGCTTGTCCTTCAGGGCAGGAGCTGCCGTCGCTCCGCCGGTTGCTGGGGCGGTGCTGGCGGCAGGTTTGACGGCGTTGACACGCTCGGCAAAGCGCTCGTCGGCCATGCCCTTGGGCATCACCCAGCTGGTCTCGCGGCTTTTCCAGTTGTCGCCTTTCTTCTGAACTTCAATGCCGCTCAGTGCATTGGCCGTGCCATCAGCATTGCGACCACCCCATTCATAGATATTGCCGCCCTTCTTGTTGAACATCGACACCTGAATCGGTGTCCCAGCCAGATAGGAGTTCTTGAAGCTGCCCTGCTGGCCCTTGATCGTTGGGCCCGGCAGATTCTTCTCCTCGGCAAAACCGAAAGACCAGCTGCTCTTTTTCTTGGGGTCTCCCCCGAGAAAGCGCGCCTGGCCTTGGTTGGCGGCCATCATGCCAACCATGCCAAGGGCGCTGCGGCCCTGCTCCAGGATCTTCCTGTCGTCCTTTTTCTTTGGATCCAGATAGCGATTGAGCTGCGAGAGCTTGCGATCGATATTGCCGCTCGTGCCACCAACGCGATTGCTGGAGGCTGCGACCTTCAAGATGTCGTTGTTCCTCCAGCCCTGCCCCTGCAGATGCTTCAGATCATCGGCGTCAAACCCGGCACCGCCGTGCTGATTGACGTCGTATGTCTTCCACACATCGCCGGCCATCTTCTGACCGCTCCCGTTGGCCTGCTGGTTCTTCTTGCTCTTGCCCATGGCTTCAGCGCTCCTACTTGGGTTGTGGCATGACGGCGGGCATCCCGCCGGTGGTGGGCCCGCTGCCCATCCCTGCAGTGGGCAGTGCAGCCTCGGCGGGGTGACCTTCCACCTTCGAGGCGAACATCATGTCCGGCGCGGCCGGCATCAAGCTCTGGGCGCTGCTCAAGTCCTCCATGCCCGATGGCGGACCACTGGATGGCAGTGGGTTGCCCATCGGCTGGCCCGTCTCATAGCGCGGCGCTTCGCTGGCGATGCCGGGATTCATCACCCACTCGTTGGGCCCTACCGCCAAGGGCCCGCCGGCACCGTTGACCTGGCCGGCCCAGCGCAGATCACCCACCTGTTCGCTCTGCTGCATCGGCTGCGGCGACATCACCCGCGCCGCACCCCAGGCGGGAGGCTGCATCGCGTAGTTCACGCCGGTGCCCGCCACGTTCTGCCCACGCCAGTCCCGATAAGGGCTCTCGATGATGCGGGCGTTGTCGAACTGAGCCAGCTCCTGCTGGATCTGGTTGCCCACCATCGTGTTGTTCGGCACCGCCGCACCCGGCTGGGTGTAGAGCTGCGTCGCCAGCTTCTGGCTTCTGGCCACCGGCACATTGGCCGGATCAACGCCGCGGCCCATGTAGTCGCTGCTGGGACGAGTGGCCTTCTTGTGGGGATCCATCAGAAGTAGTTCCCGGGGTTGTAGCCGCTGTAGTGGCCGGTGCTGTTCAAGGGCGGCAGCTTGCTGGGATTCAGCAGACCCAGGCTGACGGTGTTGCCAGGCTTGAACTGGCCGGCCCGGGTGCCGAAGGCATTGCCTGCGCCCAGGGCCAGCACCGCTTCACCCTCAGTTGTGGGCGCCGGTGCACCCTGAGCCGCGAAGGCGGCGAGGGCCTGCTCGCGGCCCGGGTCCTGCCGCGGTGCCGTGATCGTCTGCGGCGTCAGCTGCCACTGGGCGATCTGATCAAGCGGTTGCGCCGCCGAGCGAATGCGGTCCTTGAAGCCATCGCTCTGCAGGAAGGCATTCACCTTGGCCTGCGGCAGGTTGCCCGATGGCGCCAGTTGCGGTGTGGCAGCGGCGAAAGCCGTCTGCGCGATCTGCGCGGGCTGCTGGCCCGGCGCGGCAGCGGGTGCATCGAAGCGCATCGCATTCAGCGTGGCCTCCTCGCCGGCCTTGTCATTGCTGGCGGTCCAGGTGCCCTTGTCGTCGTAACCCAGGCCCTTGGCCGGACCGAGGCCCGCCAGCTGGGATTCCAGTCCGCGCACCGTTGCTTGATGCGCTTCTGCCGGAGTACCGCCGCGGCGCGTGACCTCATCAGCCAGCACACCCTTGACGGCGCGGATGCCGGCCATCGAGTCGCTGCTGTCGAGGAAGGCGCGGCGGCGGCGGGTTTCCAGATCCTGCTCCGCCGGCTGGATGCCGCTCAGCGCCGCCTGCAGCTGACCGCCCTGGATGCCCTCCATCCCCTGCTGCTGCTGAGGTGTTGCCACCGAGAGTTCAGGGTTGGCGAAATGCGCCGGCACACCACCTTGGAAGTAGTTGCCCTTGAGTGAGCCCAGCGCCGCACCGACCTTCTCAAGATCAGCGGCGCCGCTGCCGGTGGTGGGACGCGGCGAGGCGGTGGCGACCTGAGTCGGTGCAGGAGCGCGGCGGGCGGCCGGAGCAACCGGAGGCGGCAGCACCGGAGCGGGCGGTGCTGCCGCAGGAGGTGCTGCGGGAGCCGCGGGACGAGGCGCTGCAAACAGCAATTTGCCGCTCACCGCGTCATAGGTGTTGCCTTGGGCGTCGTCATAACTGGGCTGCCTGCCCTTGGCGTAGCCGAAGCCACCGCCTGCCGGTGAGTTCAGACCATCGGGAATCTGACCCCAGGCCGCGGAGATCTTTTGGTTTCCCGTCGGAGGTGCAAACGGATTCCACATAGCCGGGCGTCACTTGGCTCGAGGGTATGCAACGCGCTCAGCGCCAGCCCAGGCCACCAGTGATTTCCAGGATGCGGGTGCCCACTGAGGTATCCGCCGGACCCGGCACGCTCAAGATGAACTCACTGCCGCTGCGCTCGAACGCATAGCGACGCACTTCATCACGGCGGTAGTTGGCGACATAGAGCGTTTCGGCCAACCGATCGCACTCGCGCAGGTAGACCTCGCGGTATTGCGTGTCGGCATTGAGGGGATCGCTGATCTCGATCGAGCGGTTGCTGTCCCCGAAGATCCGCTGGGTGCGCGACGGCGCCATCTGCCCAGAGGTGCTGACGCCCTTCATCACCTCCGAGGCATCCCAGGCCCGATCACAACGATCGAGCTGGTTGGTGATCCGCTCGTACCAATGGCTGTCCGGGATGCGATTGACCGCCTCCTCAAAGCGCGCCATATCGCCGGCGGGCACCTGCGCGCCATCATTGAGGCCCAGGTGGAATGCTGCGCGGCTGATGTCGTAGTCGTTCAGCCGCATCGGCTCTCAGGCTGCTGAGCAGAGGGTATGCCCCCCTCAACCCAGGAAGAGCTGGTTGCTCTTGAAGATCTCGTCCCAGTTCACCCGGGTGCTGCTGGCCTTGAGCTGCTCGAGGTTGCGGAACACTTCGCCCGGCAGGGAGAGCTGCAGACCTTTGAGCTTCTTGGCGGTGCGGTAGCCGAGGCCCGGCACACGGCGAGCGATCTCCTCGGCCGTGGCGGTGTTCACATTGAGCCGCGTCTCGACGATGTCGATGATCGGCGCGGGGATCGCCTCATCGGGCTCTTCCGGCCGCTCGTAGTGGGCGTCAAAGTCGGGGTTGCCAGTGGCATCGCAGGGCATCAGCTGGGACAGCGAGGCGTAGTAGACGACACCGTCGCTGCCACGCACCATCGTGAACTCTTCGGAGCCGCCGCTGGCGGCACCGACCTGCAACACACGCTTTCCGGTTTTCCGGTCCTGATAGACCTGCGGGCTCACAAAGCCAATCTGCAACTGCTGCCAAGGGTATGGCGGATTCCCGTGCCGCCACAGACCAGACAGGCATTTACTGTGGGGTGGGCCGGCGAGCTGACACTCCCGACCCGTGACCAACCTGAGTACACAGGCTGATGAGCGGAAGAGTAACAGGGCGCCCCGCGCTAGCCCTTTTGGTTGGACAGCGCTTTGAGCGCTTGACCGTGCGGCGAGAAGGCCCAAGGATTAAAGGGAAAGACCGCCGATGGTGGTGTGAGTGCGACTGCGGCAGACTGTGCGTTCTCGTTACAGCCAGCAGGCTCGCGAAAGGCAGGACAAAGAGCTGCGGATGCCTTTCAAGTGAAGCGCTTGTGGCCTTGACAAGAACACATGGATCAAGCCGCACGGCGGAGTATAAGTGCTGGCAAGGTATTCGACAGCGCTGCGAAAATCCCAGCGACAAGAGCTACCCCTACTACGGCGGTAGAGGCATTGCCGTCTGCGACAGATGGCAGACTTTTGAGTTGTTCCTTGAGGACGTGGGGTTGAGGCCCAGTGCCAAGCACAGTATCGAGCGCCTTGATGTCGACAGCGACTACTGCCCGGAGAACTGCATCTGGGCTGACATTGAAACTCAGAATAGAAACAAGACCAATAGCACCTGGATTGAGCATAAGGGCAGGCGCCTGCACCTCACCCAGTGGGCAGAAATAACAGGCATCAGCAAGTCGGCGCTACGCAATCGCATTGTCAAACTGGGCTGGAGCGTGGAGCGCGCGCTAACCACGCCCATCCGAGCACAAAAAAGCCCGGGATGAACCCGGGCTTTATGGTTCAAATTCACCAGAGAGTTAGCCGGTGAAGCCTGAATAACGCGCACCGCTAAGATTTACTGCATCAAGCGAAGGAACAGTGTCTTCCACGATGTAGCACACTTCAGCGATCACATAGACGCCACCGAGGAAAGTAGAACCCAGTCCACCTTTATCGGCATAGATCTTGAAGTCCAGCTCAGCAGTGGTGACCACGGGGGCGGCCACGCTGTTGGAGGAGTCGTCGGCGTCGAAGTCACCGCGAGCGGAGACCGTCAGCGCACCGGTGTGAGCGCCAGTGGCACTGATGCCGCCGGAATCGCCAGGGGCAGCAGTGGGGGTGGTGGACTTGGCTTCCAGCCACAGCTTGGCGCCGGCGTTGGCCAGCAGACCAGAGGCCTCGGGAGTGACAGCATCCTTGGCGCCGGAGCTGTAGTAGCCAGGCTGATCAGCCTGGCGAGGAACGCGCAGACCGATGCGATACAGGCTGGCGCCTGCAGGCACAATCAGGCCCTTGACATCGGCGCGGGGCTTGTCATCAGGGCGCAGATCCGTCGAAGGCACGAGGATGTCATAACCCTGTACGCCAGCGCCGGTACCAGGAGCGGCAGGCAGGGCACCCTCGATGTGGACAATGCCCACCTTCTGCACGGCGACAAAGCCGGGCATGTAGATCACGCCCTGCTGCTGACGATCGTGGGGATCGCCAACAGGCCGCTTATTCTTGGTGAAGTCGGCATTGGGCTTGGGCCAGGCATTGATGCCATTCACCCAGTTGCCCGGAAAAATCTTCTTGTAAGTTTCAGCCATTGAATTGACCTCCTAGGGTTTAACGGGCCTCCTATCAGGGAGTGGTGTAGATGAAGCTGTGGGCGACGGTGACGAAGTCCATGTTGAGAGTCTCGAAGCCAGCGAACAGGCTCCAGATGAGAATCACAAAACGCGAAAAGTCGTCGTTTGAGTTAATCAAAACCTGGGCATTGTTGCCGCCAATTCCGATACCGATTGCCTGGGGACCGAAGAAGATCCCGCAAGCAGCGCGGCTGGACTTTGCGGTGGAACCCGTGAAGCCCTTGGCGCCCTTAATAGCTACATTGTAGTTATACTCAGGCATGTTAGTTGTCTCGAAGAACCTAACGCCTTCGAACAGGAAGCCGGTGGGCATCGAAGGTGCACCGGCAACGAAACCTGCCTGACCGTAAGCAGGGCCCATACCCAGATAATTACTGGCGTTGGGCTGCAGGAAAGGCTGCATTGGGTTGACTTGACCCAGCCCGGAATAGCGAGCAATTTCTCTAAAGTCGCTGTCCTGCCTCATGTGCATCATGAAATCAGGATCGCACAGGCAGCGGAAATAGCCGTCCTGGAAGGTGGGGACATTGCGAGAGCGCATGTCCTTCACCAGTGCCAGCAGATCTTCCTTGACGGAGAACTTGGCGTTGTCGTTGCCGCCAGCGACGCTGACGTCATAACCAGGGGTGCCGATCTCGGTGTCGCTCAGACCGCCAGGGAAGTAGTAACCACCCTGCTCGTTGTCAGCCTTACCGCGAGAGTAGGACTTGTAGAGTTCATTGATGAACACCCGATCGCGCCAGCGGCGATAATCGTCCAGCAGAGTCAGCGAGCCGATCGACTGGTGGAAGACGCCAAGATTGCCGGTGTCGATGAGCAGGCGCTGGGCCGTCATCAGGTTTTCACGGCTCACCTTGAAGGTGCTGGGCTGATCCGCTTCGGTCGGATCTGCAGGGCCTGTGTATTCCTTAAGCGTCACCAAGACCTTCTGCTTGGTGATATTGCGGGAAGACGCCGTACCGATCGTTTGATCAGGAGTACGCTCGCGGGATTCTTTAGATCCAGGTGCTCCCCAGTAGGAGTACCTGTCGAGCTGAACCGTCTGACCCGGCATCTTCGAGAAGTCGTGAACCACGACGGGCTCGATGGCCAGCTCGGCAACATAAGTCGGGTGAGGGCGGTAAAGCTCTGCACCTAGCAGCTTGGGAAAATCGGAATCAATCCACAAAGCAGTTAGCGCCTCCTGCGCGAGATCAACGGATGGAGCGCACGAGAGCAAACCCTCCGTGCTTGTCTGACGAAGGTATATACCCTCCTGCCTGTGTAAGCCGATCAGCACCGTGGCCGCTCAACCCCGTACCGTCCTCAACCCCACTGAGTCAGCGGCGCTAACCAGGCTTGTGCTGGCCTACTGCCTCGGCCGCGGCTCCATCTGCCTGTGCAGCCGCAGTTACTCCCTGCAGTTGCATCAGCCCCGGGCCAACATGGACTACACCCACTACCAATGGCGCCGGCTGCGGCAGTACCTGCCCAACACCAAGGCGCCCCGTTATGTGCCCGTCAAGGGCGAGAGCGCCGACGGCCGCGCCGGGCAGTGGCGCCTGCGGGTGAGCAGCAAATACTTCGAGACCGCTTTCCACCTGCTCTACCCCGACGGCTTCCAGCTCAACTCGTCGGTGCTCGAGCTGCTCGGCGCAGAAGCCATCGGCTCGCTCTGGGCTGATCGCGGCCGGATCCTGGTGACCCGCGGCCGCAATTACTGCACCGGGCGCCTCAACCTCTCGCGCCTCACCTTCGAGCAGGCCGAGCTGGTGGGCGAGTGGATCTCACGCCTCACCGGCAGCGGCTCCACCCTCCACCACGGCCCGCGCAGTTTCGATGCGCCGATGCTCTACTTCGATCCCGAGGCCACTGAGAACCTGATGCGCGCCCTCTCTGAAACCTGGATGGCCCAGGCCGGCTGCCTGGAGCGCAAGTTCCAGCTGCCCATCTCGCGTCAAGCCGTGACGCCCCGCGAATCCCTGGCGGCTGGTTTGATGATGCCACCGCCCACCGCGCGGGCCGGCACGATTGTCGCCAAGTCGCGCAATCGCCGGGTGCCATCTCTGCCGCGGCCGAACAACCCGCCGCTGCTCAGGCCAGCGGCTGCATCAGCGCCTGCAATTTCTGCATGAAGCCGGCGCCGGGCTTGCCCGCCATCCGCGTGCTCGGCCGGCGGATTAGAGGGTTGTCGGCCATCAGCGTGTCGGCCTGCTGCTGCAGCACCGCCAGGATCCCGGCGTTGGCACCGTGATTTGCAGCGGGCTGGCCGCCCTGGCCAAATGCACCGGGCAGCAGACCGCTGAAGTCGATTGCTGGCAGCAACCCGCCGCCGCCGCCTGCTGCCACCGGCGCACCGCCAGCAGCTGGCGCTCCACTGGGCGCACCACCGCCGCCATTGCCTGGATTCGGCGCAGCACCCAGCCGGCCTTGATAGAAGCTGAGCAGCTCTTTCTGTCCTTTGACCGGCTGGCCGTAATAGCTCTTGCCTGCCGTTGTCGGCAGCGACGCCCACTCCGGCGCCAGCTTGGCCAGCGCATCGGTGGTCATCGGCTTGGTGGGATCCACGCCGCGGTTGCGGATCAGCTGCAGCGCGGCCCGATCCTGCGACTCCGGCGAGAAATCCTTGAGGCCCAGCTGGCCAGCCACACCTTTCCAGGTGTCGGGCATGAACTGATAGGCACCCGCCGCGGCCGAGGCGTAGCCGCCACTGCGCACCACGCGATCAGGGTGGCCCTTGCTCCAGTCGAACTGGCCGCCACCGAACATGGTGCCGTAGCCCTTTGTCCCGCCGCCGTGCCAGGTGCCCTCCGCCATGCGGATGGTGTCGAGATAGGCGCGCTCATTGGCGCTGATTGGTGCAGCCATCAGCCTTCGCCCTCCATCACTTCATCGTCCTGCAGGAGCTGATAGCGGCGGGAACGGGAAGGCTCATCTCCGCTCTCCAGTGCTTCCACCGCCAGGGCTTGCGCGGCTTCATCGCTGAAGCCCTTGGAGCGATAGTTGGCGAGAAAATCCTGGAAGCGAGCGATGTTGGTATCGATCTCGTCCGGGTGGGAAACCACCTCCGCCGCCATGTGCGTGGCAGCGGAGGATGGCACGCCATCACTCTTGAAGTGACGGCTGATCGCTTCGACGATCTCGGGTGAGGCGGCTAAGCGATCCAAGACACCTGCTGGCTCTGCCGGCAGGGTATGGGGTTACAGCGGAATGGTGTTCTGATCCGGCGGTGTGGAGAGCTGCTGCACGGCAGCCATGAACGCCGGCACGCCGACACCCACCGCGGTCAAGCCAGCCAGGCCCTGCTCAGCCATGCGGGCGTGGCCAGCTTCCAGCCCGAGCCCTTCAGCGGCGGCGCGGACATGGCCGCCCAGGGGGGCTTCCCAGAACTGGTTGACCATGCGATTGCGGCCAGCCTCCTCGAGTGGGTTGCTGGCGTAACCCCGCAGTCCGGCCTGCCCCTTGCGCTGGTAATCAGGCACGGCTGCGATGCGCTCGCGGCGCGCCTGATCGCGATCAAGCACCGCCTGGGCTCGACCCATGACGGGCGTTGCGCCGCCAGCGCCATTGGGATCACCGTGGTCATAGGCCATCTCGCCGCGCTCAGCCGCGGCCATCGCCTCGGCAACGGGCAGATCACGCGCCGCCTGCTCGCGGCTGACGAGGCGATCGGCTTGACCCAACCCAGCAACAGCTGCCGGGTGCATCAAGGCCTGCACCTTGGCTTGCGTCGCTTGATCATCCAGATCCCAGAAGCCATAGCGGGGCTCGCCGTTGTCGATCCCCGAGGGATAGACGAACTGATGGCGATTCAGTGGACGAGACATCGCTCAGCCCCCGATCGCAAAGACCGACCCGCCGCTTGCCATGCGGTTGGCCAGGTTGTCGATCGCCATCAGCTGACGCTCATCCATCACGCCTTGGCGGTAGCGAGCGGAGAAGTCGGCAGCTTGGGCATTGGCGAAGTCACTGGTGGCATCGCGGCCGCCGGCCTGCGCCATCTGCTGATTCATCAGCCGCTGCTGGCCAAGCATCTGTTGCGCCAGCTGCGGTTGAGCCACCACCTCGGCCATCGACTGAGCACCGTGCAGTTCGGTGCCGAACTGCTGCTGGCTGCGATTGGAGCTCATCTGCTCCTGCCGCTGCATCATCTGCTGCGGCGTGTCCATCGTCTGGGTGCGGACATCAGCGCGGGTGGCCATCACGCCCAGCTTGGTGGGATCACCCACCGAACCCGCAGCCTCGAGATCGCCGGGATCAACGGCGCGGGCCAGGGGCTGCACCTGAGCGGTGGCACCGGGGCGAGCCGGGGTGCCCTGCAGGTGCAGGTTGTCACCGGCCACCTGGGCCAGGCCCGGCAGTTCATTGACAGCCGGCGTCATCAATGCGGCGCCGGGAGGCGGCACTTCAACGGGCTTGTGTCCTGGCTTTAGGCCGCCAGGGGCCGCAAAACGAAGAGGCATGGTGTCGGCCCTCAGTAGGCGTTCATGGCTTGGACCGCAGCGGCATAAGCCACTGGATCGCTCTGTTGCTGGCCCTGTGCCATCAGGTGATAAGCAAGGCCTGCGGTGGCAGCAGTGGTGCCCGCTCCCAGTGCCGCCAGACCCCAGCGGGGCAGGCCGCCCAGCACGGGGATGTCCTTGAGCTCGGGCTGGCTGGCGGTCCACCAGTTATCCACCTCGGCGTTGATGGCTTCAGAGCCGGTGGCTGCTGCAGCTGCAACCTCGGGGGACGGTGGCTTGCCGACGGGTGCCGGCTCGGCCGCCGGCGAGAAGCCCATGTAGGGCGCCATCTCGGCGCGGAACTTCTCGTCCTCCTTGGCCTTGTCCATGAAGCGCTCGACGGCCTCCATGCGCTGGAAGTAGCCCTGGGAGGCGACGTTCTGCTGAGCGCGCGCCTGAGCGAGCAACGCTTCGTCAGTGGCGTAGCGATCACCACCGGCGGCGCGGATCTCATTCAGGCTGGCTTCCAGCTCTTCAGGCGTCGGCTTCTTGATCCCCGAGCGCTTGAGCAACCCGCGCGCGGCACCCTCGAGGCCACCGGCTTCGGTGGCCCAGACCATGTGCTCTTTGGCGCCATCAGGTGATGGCACGGTGAGCGCCGCATCGCCATAGGCCGCGGTACCCAGCGCCCGATCGCCGTAGGTGTGGCTGCCCACGCCGTACTGCTCGAGCAGGGCCCGAGCCTTGTGCTTGGGTTGAGCCACGGCTCAGCCCTCCATGAACAGGAGCTTGGTGCGGATCGCTTCGGGATCCGCCTGGGCCAGCACCTTCCAGGCGTCCTGGGGTGCGACATCCATCGTCTGAGAGAACTGACCCCAGACATTGCCGTTGCCGGCCATGCGAGGACCAGCACCAGGCTGAGGCATGGGCATCTGGGGCCGCTGGAACTGCTGAGCGTTGGGCTGCTGCATGGCGTCCATGCGGGGGTTGCCAGCAGGGGGCATCAGCGGGCCGTCCTGGCCGATCATCCCTTCAGCCAGAGCTCGCTGGGCCTGCTCGGCGGGCGTCAGCACGGGGTGAGGCCCATCGTTCGAGAAGAACTTCTGGGTGTAATCCGCCAGGGTGTCGGGATCGGTGATGATCGTGAGCATCGCTTCGCGATCAGCGGTGGCCGCGGCCAGCACTTCCTGCACCTGCTCGATGTACTCGTGCTGCTGCTGGATGGCAGACGCCTGATTGCGCTGGTGCTCGAGGGACTCCAGCAGGGCGTCCTCCAGCTGGCAGCTGTAGGTGTTCAGCTTGACGGGGGCTTCAGGACCGAAGTGCGACAGCACCTCCAGCGACTCGTTGGAGATGTTGTCGAGGTAGGAATCACCGCGCTGAGCGCTTGCCGCGGCCTGCTGCGCGGCCATTGCTTGCGCCTGCGCCTGACTCATTGCCTGCTGCTGCAGGGTCTGATTGGCCGCCTGGGCCGCCAGGTACTGGACGTCCGCCGCCGACAAGCCCGACGTTGGTTGGGGCGAGGAGATCTGGGGCGCCGATGCCGCCTGTTGGGCCTGGACCCAGTTGGCCGCCTGCCCCTGCGTCAGGCCGCTGGGGGTCGAAATTGAGGGTGCCGCCCACCCCTGGTAGGCCTGCGTCGGAGTCTGAGCGCCGACCAGCTGACTGAACGCCTGCTGCCATTGCG